CCTAGCGGCTGGCGACTATTGGTTTTACCCTTTTCTCCACGAGAAAAGACTAAAGGCGGTATTTTAATCGCACAAGAATCATTAGACAAATTACGTATCGCAACTAATTGTGGTTACGTACTCAAGATGGGGCCGTTGGCCTATCATGACAGAGAAAAATTTCCAACGGGACCGTGGTGCAAAATAGGACAATGGGTTATTTTTGCACGCTACGCAGGATCAAGACTACCCATCGAAGGCGGAGAAGTTCGTATCTTAAATGACGACGAAGTTCTCGGGACGATAGACGATCCCGAATCCGTACTTCATCATAATTAATCATAGGAGGAACTATGCAAGAAGAAGAAAAAAAAACAGTTGATATTGACGATTCCGGTCCAGCAACCGACGTTGAGGTCAAGGAAGAAAAGGAAACGGTAGAAACCGTTGAACCCGTAGAAGAGAAACAAGAAAAAGTAGAAGAGAAGGTAGAAGAAACAGTAGAAGAGAAGCAAGAAACAAAACCCGAAGAGAAAAAAGAACTTGAAGAATACAGCGAAGGTGTTCAGAAAAGAATATCTAAGCTAACTAAAAAATGGCGTGAAGCAGAGCGACAAAAAGAAGCCGCTCTTGATTATGCCAAAGGTGTTCAGTACGAGCATTCACAGTTAAGAACTAAATTTTCAAAACTAGAACCTAATTATGTAAAAGCTCTTGAAAATAAAGTTACTTCTGGATTAGAAGCAGCCAAAGCTAGAATGACAACAGCAAGGGAAGCAGGCGACATTAGTGCTGAAGTAGAAGCACAAAAGTCAATTGCACAACTGGGTGTTGAAGAAGCTAGACTTAATGCTTTAAAAGATCGACAGGCACAAGATAAAGAAAGGGAAGTAAAAACCCCTTCTTTACAGGATACTGTCGGACGAACACCACCACCAGATCCAAAAGCTGAATCATGGGCTGAAAAGAACGAATGGTTCGGAAAAGACAGCGCTATGACTTATACAGCTTTTGATTATCATAAAAAACTAACCGAGCAAGAGGGATTTGATCCTAACTCGGCAGAATATTATGCGGAAATAGATAAAAGAATGAGACTTGACTTCCCGCATAAATTTGGTAGAACAGAGTCACAGGATTCGACTAAACTAACACAAACAGTAGCTTCAGCGAAGCGAAGTGTAAAACCTAGTCGCAGAACCGTGAGACTCACATCATCTCAGGTAGCAATCGCTAAAAAACTCGGTGTGCCACTTGAAGAGTATGCAAAACAATTAAAAATCACGAAGGAGGCTTAAGCATATGACAAACGACAAAATCAAAACTTCCCGTGCGAGTCAGACCCGAGCAAAAACTGCTCAAAAAGCTGTCTGGACTCCACCATCATCTTTAGATGCACCCCCTGCGCCTGCAGGATATCATCACAGGTGGATAAGGTCTGAAGTTATGGGCTTTGATGATACAAAGAACATGGCTGGCAGATTAAGATCAGGATACGAGCTCGTAAGAGCTGATGCATATCCAGGATCGGAATATCCAGTGATGACGGAAGGCAAATACAAAGGGGTAATCGGAGTTGGTGGCCTGTTGCTGGCAAGGATACCAGAAGAGATCGTCAAAGCGCGCGATGAGTATTTTAGAAAAATTACTCAAGACAAAGACGACGCGATTGAAAGCGATCTTATGAAGGAACAGCATCCAGGTATGCCGATCAATGCTGAGAGGCAGACCCGTGTAACCTTCGGTGGTACTAAGAAAGACTAATTTATTAGCGATTCTTACCCAACGAAAATATTATTAATAAGGAGTATAATATGGCAAACATAGACGCTGCCTTTGGGTTTCGACCCGCAAGGCACATCAGCGGTGGATTAATCCGCGCTGAAGAGATCCCTATTACAGCTAGCTACAACACCAATATTTATAATGGTCAAGTAGTTGAAGTAGTAGCGGCGGGCACTATAGAAGCGGCAACAGTTGGAGATACCCAAACAGCGGGTATTTTCGGTGGTGTTTCTTATACAGACCCAACAACAAGTAAGCCAACTTGGTCGAACTATTATCCGAACACAACAGCTGCTTCGGATTTGAAAGCGACCGTATATACAGATCCTAACATAGTATTGGAAGGACAACATAATGGAACTGGAACCGCAGCACATAACTTCTCTGATATCGATTTTGCAGGTACCAGCGGAAGTACAATAAACGGCCAGTCTTCATCTGAAATTGCTACGTCAACTTCAGGCAATAATAACGGAAACTTTAAGCAAATTGGTATCTCAACAGATCCCGAAAATAGCGACACAGGTTCCGCAAATGTTAACGCGTATGTTGTATTCAATACAGGATTCCATATACACAAAGTTGTAACAGCTATATAATAGGAGAATAGGAGTATAAATTATGGCAATATCAAGAGCACAACTAGTTAAGGAACTAGAGCCAGGGTTGAATGCACTATTCGGCCTTGAATATAAAAACTATGCTAACGAACACGCAGATGTTTTCGACACAGAAAATTCAGACAGAGCTTTCGAAGAGGAAGTAATGTTATCTGGATTTGCTAATGCACAAGTGAAACCGGAAGGTTCAAGCATTAACTATGATTCTGCACAAGAAACATTCACTGCTCGTTATACGCATGAAACGCTTGCTTTAGCGTTCTCAATCACTGAAGAAGCGATTGAAGATAACTTGTATGACAGACTTGCGTCTCGTTATACAAAAGCACTAGCACGTTCAATGGCTAATGCTAAACAAGTTAAAGCGGCAAACGTTCTCAACAGAGCGTTCAACAGTTCATACACTGGTGGAGATGGTTTAGAACTTTGTTCAACAGCACACGTTCTCGTGTCTGGAACAGAGCAAAACGAACTATCAACAGCAGCAGACTTAAACGAAACTTCATTGGAGCAAGCACTAATTGACGTTGCTGCGCTAACTGATGAACGAGGTTTAAAAATTGCGGCACAAGGAAGAAAAATGATTATTCCTGCTGCTTTGCAATTTACTGCTGAAAGATTGTTAAAATCTCCAGGTAGAGTAGGAACAGCTGATAATGACATCAACGCTGTGAAAAACTTGGGGATGATTCCTCAAGGTTATGTAGTTAACCACTACTTAACAGACACAGATGCTTGGTTTCTTAAAACAGATGTACCAAATGGACTAAAACACTTTGTTAGAGCACCAATCAAAACCGCTATGGAAGGCGATTTTGAAACTGGTAACGTTAGATACAAAGCTAGAGAAAGATACAGCTTCGGCTGGTCTGACTGGCGTGGTGTCTTCGGATCACCAGGTGCGTAATTAGCAAACAAAAATAGAAATGAGGCGGCCTTAAAATCGCCTCATTTCACATATAAAGTACGAAATAACTATGAAACACTTCCGAGTACAAATCCGTTATAATGGCTATTATGCTGATTTTAAGGCTATGGCCGAAGATAATCTTGAAAGTATCGAAAAAGTAATCCTTGACAAACTAGGAAAAAATGAGGTAAAGTTCGAGTCTGATGGATTTACTAGTAAAACTGGTAAATGGATAACCTATGAGGAGGTTACAAATGATCCAAGAACTGTACACTACAAAAAGATCCTTGGAGCTAGAGTGGCAACAGGAGTATCTGAAGTCGGGGCGACATAACGTTAAAATGATCGAAATTAACAAAAAGATCCAAGACGTTATTAAAGCAATCATCGCTCAAGAGTTTGAAGAAGATACTCGTTTACTCAAGATCAAAGACGCTGCTCCTGAGGCATCAATAGCCGGTTAAGGCTATTTCATAAAAATCAACTTTTCACTACAGGATACCTTGCACTCTTTGCAAAAAAGAGCTATAGATTAATCACTATACAATTTTAAACAAACTTAAATGTAGACGCGTATAGTCGACATGCCCCTAGGGACTACATTTAAAATATTCTAGGAGGAATATAACATGGCAAACACAACTTTTTCGGGACCCGTAAGATCGGAGAACGGATTTAAAACTATAAGTAAAACTGCATCAACAGGTGTAGTACACGATAGAACCTATGGCACGCCTGCGAAGGATGCACGAAGATACTATTTAGAAGAAAACTTCTTACAAAGACCTGGTCTAAATGCAGATATTGACCAAGTATCTACAGTTGAAGTTCAAAGAGCTTTAAATAGAAACTGGGAAGCATTAGGAACTAACATGACTACTGCTCTATGTACATTTGCGACAACTGGCGCTGGAGTTTTAGCAACAACAGCAACAGCTGATGAAGACCAAGCAATTCTAACACCACATTTAGATACTGCGGCGACAGCATGGGCAGGAACTTTATGGGGAACAGAAAACTCAGTACATTTTGAAACATCACTACAGATACCTGCACTTGATAATCAAAAAGTTTGGGCTGGTCTAAAGTTAACTAATGATCAATTAGTTGCTACGGACGCTAACCAAATGTTCTTTAAATATCAAACAGATGCTACAAACAGTGAAGCCTTTACGACTTTTGCTAAATGGCATTTTGTTCACAGTATTGCTGGCACTGATTATATTAGTGTATTACCAATTACTGTTGCGATAAACACACCATATCACTTTAAAATTGAAGTTGATTCAGACAGAAAAGCGACAATTTTTGTAAATGGTATTCAATACAATGTAACAACTACAGCGGGCAGCACAGGCGGTACAGCGGTAACAGCGGTACAACCAGGTAAAGCAGTTACTAAAACAGCAGCTTTAACAGACGACATTGATTTAATTCCTTATGTTGGAATTGAAGCAGGAGACGGTGCAGCGGAAGCAGTCAACGTTCATTATGTTGCTTGTAGCAGAAACGTTTACGAATAATAAATAAACAAACTCGGGAGTGGGGTGTAATGACCCCACCCTTGAAAAGGAGGAGAAAAAAATATGGCGGATGCAGTTTCAGCTGTCACACAATTTGATGGCGACAAAAA